CAGGGGTTTATCTATGCGAGTAGTATCGTGGTAGCCATGAAGAAAATGAAGCTCAAAGAAGACGAGGACGGCAACAAAATTTCAGAAGTCATGGGTATCCGTGCTGGCTGTAAGGTAATGAAAACACGCTATGCCAAACCTTTTGAAGGTGTGCAAGTCAAGATTCCTTATGAAACAGGTATGAATCCCTACAGCGGTCTTGTGGACTTGGCTGAAAAGAAAGGCCTGTTAAAGAAGGATGGGAATCGACTCATGTTTGTGACGTCGGATGGCGAGATTATCAAACAATTCCGTAAAGCCTGGGAAAGCAACGAAGAAGGGTGTTTGGACAAGGTCATGGCCGACTTCGCAAATCAGAAAGAAACGGTAAGTACTGAAGAATCAATTGCGGAGGAATAACGATGAGTGCAGAATTAGCTAAAGAAATTTGGAACGAAATCAAGCGGTATGTAAACAATGTGGATCGTGATGAAGCAGCAGAAACATTGATTAATGTATTGATAGACAATGATGTAGATGCTGACGAAATCAAGGATGTGTTCAAGGGCGATACCGAAGTCAAGCGGGCCTTGACTAGTTATCTCAAAGATCATGCCGAAGAAGATGACGACGAAGAAGAAGATCTAGATGAAGATGAAGACGAAGACTATTAATGTCTAGAAAGTATTTTCCAATACACACAGATACTGCCTGTAAGCTCAAATGGACCTGGAGTACCTTAAAATTATATACTGGTCAAACCAGCTCGTGTCATAGAGTCGACAGCGATACGATCACGGCCGAAACTCTGGACACGTTTCATAATACTCCTAAAAAATTACATGATAGACAGCTCATGCTTGACGGACAGTGGCCCAAGGGCGGATGTGAATACTGTCGAGATATCGAGCAAAATGGAGGGTCCAGTGACAGGCTTTTGCATCTGTCAATTCCAGATTTTATCCCACCTGAGTTAACCAATGATCCATTTGCAACTGTGATTTCTCCACGCCTGCTAGAAGTGTATCTAGACAACGTCTGCAATATGAGTTGTTTATATTGTTGGGATGGATTCAGCAGCAAGATACAACAGGAAAATTCTAAATTTGGAAGATTTGAATCTTATGGGGTAGTCATTGACAATCGTGCGCAAAAAAATCTCAACCACCAAGACTTAAAAACAAGTTTTTGGAACTGGCTGGACAAAAATTGTCAGTCGCTAGAACGCTTACACATACTAGGAGGAGAGCCATTTTATCAAAAAGATTTTGAAGTGTTGTTGTCGTTTCTGGAAAATAAAATCAATCCTGGCCTTGAATTTAATGTGATATCGAATCTCATGATCGACAGCGATAAATTTGTATCTCATATACAACGTATAAAAAAATTAGTAATTGACAAACAAATCAAAAGATTTGATCTCACAGCCAGTATAGATTGTTTTGGAGCCGAACAAGAATATGTGAGATTTGGGTTGGATCTTGATCAGTGGAGACAAAATTTTGAGTATCTAGTTTCGCAAGAATGGATTTACCTTAACATCAACCAAACCTTGTCCGGTTTGACTATTAAAACAGTACCTGATCTGTTACAATATATAAATCGCATGCGCACAACCAGAGACATAGGACATTATTTTTCGATCACAGTAATGACACATGAATTCCTACACCCACAAATTTTTGGTACAGGGTTCTGGAACGAAGATTTTGATCGAATATTCAACAACATGCCTTCGGAGACAGAAACACAACAACAGGCACTTGAATACATGAAGGGTATCAGTTTACAGATCAATTCCGGCGCAAGAGACAGCAACAAAATACATCAATTAGGTGTGTTCCTGGATGAAATTGATCGTCGTCGCAATCTTGATTGGCGATCGACATTTCCTTGGTTAATGAAAGAATTAGAAAATGTGGTATAGCAAAGTAGTTGCTGATCTAGGCAATATTCCTGACTTTATAGCTCACTATGAAACTGAACTAGAAGACGCCAAACGTGATGTGCGTTTGAATGGCCTGGTAGAAAAAAATATCACAGCTCTGCCCGGTATTACCGAGCATAGATTCAATCAATTGCAAGAAATTGAAGCCATATTAAATCATCTTAACATACAACTACGCAAGATACGTCGTCGGCATTTCCAAAAATATCTTGAAGGTTATCAACGTGCCTTGACCAGCAGGGATGCTGAAAAGTATGTGGATGGTGAAGACGAAGTAATCGACTTTGAAACCATAATCAACGAAGTAGCTTTGCTACGCAATCGTTGGTTGGGCATCATGAAAGGTCTGGATTCAAAATCGTGGATGAGCGGGCACATAGTGAGATTACGCACAGCCGGCATGGAGGACATACAGGTATGAAATTTATTAAAACCACAGACAGCCACACTCACAGTTTACAAACATTAAATCAGTTGTATGAATACGATGATTTCATGTTCAGTATCAAAACTGTAGTAGATCTAGGGTGTGGGTCTGGAGATGATCTTGAATGGTGGGCCACACGCACTACCAGAGACGAAAGTCAGATACCGCTTGAAATACAGTGCACCGGTATAGATCTGTTTGATAGATTGGGTTTGTGTAAAAAATACGCCAATGTGTCATATCAACAAACAGATTTTGAAAGCCGGATACAGAGTTCCGAATCCGGTTTTGATATTTTGTGGTGTCATGACAGTTTCCAGTATGCTATGAACCCTTTGTCTACGCTGGCTAACTGGCACAGCATTGCCAGCCCTGGCGGCATGTTGGCTCTTTGTGTGCCGATAACGCAACGCATACATCAACGCCAGTTGGACTATTTTTCACCAGCTGGACAGTATTATCATTACAGCCTGGCCAATCTAATCTACATGCTGGCCACAACAGGATGGGACTGCCGCAACGGATTTTTCAAACTAGATACGCAAAACGGGTGGATACACACGGTCACATACAAAAGCCAACACCAGCCAAGAGATCCAAAAAATACCAATTGGTACACTCTGTCAGAGCTTGAATTGTTACCCAGATCTACCGACTCCTCCATACAGGCATACGGTTATTTGCGACAGCAAGACCTAGTTGTAACTTGGTTGGATCAAAATCTTACCAGCCTGGCCATAAGATAAGTTTGTACCATAAACGGCGTATAAATATCCACATGACAACTATAGTGGTAGTAAGTGGCGGCTTTGATCCCGTACATTCTGGACACATAAAACTAATCAAAGCGGCTCGAGCATTAGGCGATCAGCTGATTGTGGGACTCAACAGCGATGAATGGTTGGCCCGTAAAAAAGGTCGTGCATTCATGCCCTGGACCGAACGCTTGTCAGTGCTAAACAATCTTCGACCTGTGGATGAAGTCTACACCTTTGATGACGAAGATGGCACGGCCTGCCATCTACTACAACAAGTCCGAGCACACTATCCAGAAGCCAGAATCATATTTGCCAATGGTGGGGATCGTACACATGACAACATTCCAGAAATGACCGTGCCCGGAGTAGAGTTTGTGTTTGGAGTGGGTGGATCGGACAAGGCCAACTCCAGTTCATGGATCTTGCAAGAGTGGAAAGCTCCTAGAACTGAACGTGTTTGGGGTTATTACCGTGTACTTCACGAACATGGAACGCAAGTCAAAGTCAAAGAACTCACAGTAGAACCAGGACAAAGACTCAGCATGCAACGTCACCAAGACAGAGCCGAGCATTGGTTTGTAAGTGAAGGAACAGCCACAGTCTATACCATCAATAGAAAAAGCGATGCTGAATTGTTGGGCGAGTTTGTTGCACATCAACACATACATATCAATCGTCACGAATGGCATCAACTGTGCAATGAAACCGATCAGCCATTACGAGTTGTGGAAATACAATACGGCGTTAATTGTGTAGAAGACGATATAGAAAGACAACAATGACACCGATTCCAGTATTCATTGGTTATGATCCTAGAGAAGCCATAGCCTTTCATACTTGTGTAAACAGCATCATCCGGCATGCCAGTCAACCCGTGGCCATCATGCCAGTGGCACTAAATCTGTTTCAAGACTACGAAGAAACACATGGTGATAACAGCAATCATTTTGTGTACACCAGATTCCTAGTTCCGCATCTCATGAGTTATACAGGTTGGGCCATATTCATTGATGGCGACATGGTGCTACGTGATGACATAGTTAAACTTTGGAATATGCGCATGGAAGGGCACTATGATGTCATGGTGGTCAAGCATGATTACCATACCCGCATGGCTGAAAAATACATGGGTGCTAAAAACGAAGATTACCCTAGAAAAAATTGGTCAAGTGTGATATTATGGAACTGTAACAGTTGGCCCAACAGAAAACTCACGCCAGAGTTTGTACAAAGCCAACCTGGCAGTTACCTGCATAGATTTAGCTGGCTAGATGACGAACGTATTGGAGAGTTACCCATAGAATGGAACTGGTTGCCAGATGAATTTGGTGCCAACCCTGACGCAAAACTTTTACATTA